ATGGGGGGGTACGCCCCTATGTGTATTTATATATACAAGGAGGTAGAGCCGATTTGTGAAAATTTTATATGAGGCTCAGGAACCTTTGACCCATTTTTTGTTGTTGGGTTGGGTTGTTTTTGATTTGTCCCATTTTACTTTGTCTGCCCACCATGCGGGTGACATTGGTCCTTTGGCGATGTTTTTGGCGTGACGCTTTTTAAACATTGTGTTTTGTCCTGCTGTTAGGTTGGTTTTGACGCCTTGTTGACCGAACCTTAGGGTTTTGATTTGTCCACCTGATTTGGCTACTACGATGTGGGATTTGGTTGGGTGGTTGGGTGTGCGTTTTGGCTGGTTGTAGCCTGATACGCCTGCTCGTGCTAGTCGTGGGTCTCGTGATGGTTTTGCGGTTGCCATTATGCTTCCCAGATTTGTCCTTCTATTTTATATTTTGTATGTGGTCTTGCTTGCATGATTTTTTTCTTTTTGGGTTTACGGTAAATGGTTCTTGAACCTGAACCTTTTTTTGCTTTAATTCTGTCTTGCGGGTATGGGTCTGCTTCCATCATTGTGTCATCGTTGGAGAGTTGTATTGCTGGTTTTCTTTTTTGGGTTGCCATTATGCTGTCCTTGCTTTTCTTCCAGCCTTTTTGGCGGCTGGGGTGTTTGCCACAAACTGTTTACCCTTCTTAGAGCCAGCAACTTTCTTTTTGTTTGTTGCGGCTTTTTGTGCTGGTGAAAGATTTTCCCATGCTTTTTTCGGAAGGTATCTTGTTGTACCAGTGCTTCTACTAGCAGGTTTTCCATCTGATGTTGTCCATTTCTCTGAGGTCCATTTACTCAGGTTGGACTGAGCCTTAGTTTTTGCACCAGTGTAACCACCACCAGCCTTTTCGTAGCGTTGCGCTACGATTTGGGCTTTACGAGCAGACCATTGACCAGCCTTGCCTCCTGATGTCCCCGCTTTTACAGCGGAGACAATTCTTGCCCTGAGTTGTGGTTTGGTGTAACCCATTACTTATGCTTCTTGCCCTTCATCAGTTTACCATTTGGCATCATATGGTATCCTGCGGGTACTTTCTTTTTCTTTTTAGCAGCCATTATTTTCTTGCTACTTTCATTTTGTTTTGGTTTTTCCATAGTTGCATTAACATTTTTTCTGCTACAGGCTGCCAGTCACCATCAGAGAACTTTTCTGATATATCACCCTCTGTCAGGGTGTCCATCATAGCCTTAACAAACCGCTTCGGATTCTTATATTCACGGGCAATACCTTGTTTACGAATCTTTTTGATGTCACCATCACGCAAATACCATCGTGCACCCTGAATCACCTCAGGGTCATTTGTTGGGGGGCTGGCATCCTTCAGTTTCATTTTGCATCCATTTCAACATCATAATCTATTTTCTCTAAAACAGAGAAAAGCATACGCAGAAACACTAAGATGCCACCGATGGTGGCAACGGCTGTTCCTACTATTACCAGTAATGTTCCCCAAATTCCCATAACATTCTTTCTGTCCATGCTGTACCAGTAAATAAATCAACCATCCCAATCGGGATGGTTGTATCCTTTCTTGTACTGTTATTGTACATTTCGCTAGTCGCTCAATGTACACAGTTATCCTTCCCCCCTCCGTAGGTTCCCCCCATCCATGTTCCCTCTGTTCCCTAGACAAGTTCAATACAAGTTAGGTACACCTAACATGGAACAAAAACCATATTGGCATGGACAACATCTTAGACCCACGGCAAGAAAAGTTTTTAAACTGGCTTATGGTCCCACCACCACACCGTGACCCATCCTCCCAAGAAAAATATGCTATTATGGAAGGCGTAGATGAAACCACATTACGCCGATGGAAAAAAAAGCCTGCCTTCAAAATGGAATGGGAAAAACGGGTATCCGAACAACAACAATCCCCCGAACGAACCCAAAAACTACTAGACAACCTATACCAACGAGCCTTAGAAGGCGACAACAACTCCGCCAAACTATACCTACAGGCAACGAACCGTTTAGCCCCAACCCAAGTCCAAGTAGAACACTCCACCAAACCATCAGAAATATCTGACGCAGAACTAGATAGTCTCATAGCGTCAGTCGCTCAGTCGGAAATTGAGTCCCGTAGGGAACTAAAAGAACATTAATGGGTTCTACTATTGAATGTCCGACTTGTGGATGCGAGTATCCTCCTGTTGCTACAAGATGGCGTTGCCCTGAATGTGGCTTTAAGGATTCTTGTTGCGAGGGTGAACCTAGGAAGATGAGAGATTATGACAACAACTAACGATGCGATGTACACCGCCCTCAGGGCGTTGTATCCGTCTGCTGGTACCACTTTGGGGGACTTGTTGCATGCTCATTGGTCGGCTGTTGGTTTGCAGTATCGTGGTAGTCTCCAGTTTGAGTATTATGTTGCTCAGGGTGCGGCAGGGACAACTTGGGGTGACCTAGCAAACAACTTTTGGTCTGACCCCGATTTTGTGGTTTCTAACTTGGAGTTGGAGTCAGGGAACGATTTACTCTTAGAGGACGGGTCTTTTATGTTGTTGGAAGTAGGTAATGGGTAATGGCTGACCTTAAGATTTCACAGTTAACGGCGTTGACGGCGATTGATGTTGCTGGTAGCGATGTTTTGCCTATTGTGGACACCAGTGCAACTACCACTAAGAAGGTGTCGGCTGCGGATGTTGCCGAGTATGTTTCTGCTAGTTCAGCGGTTTCTAACGCTATTTTGGCTAAGTCTCAGGATGACCAGTTTGTGCTGTCAGCAGCACTATTTACCTCATAAGGAACAAAGGAATATAATATATGGCAACTTTTAGCAAAACAATTCTCAGTGGTTCAACAGATGGCAAGGGCATTAAGGTTGCTCAGACTGCTACTGCTGGAACCACTATTCATACTGGTTCATCCACGGCAACGACTTTGGATGAGATTTGGTTGTATGCGGTTAACACTTCGGCTTCTGATGTGAAGTTGACTATTGAATGGGGTGGTGTTGCTGCACCTGACGACTTGATTGAATATACGGTTAAGGCTGAGAATGGTTTGTATCTTATTGTGGCTGGCGGTTTAATCAAGGGTAATGCTACTCCGTTGGTTGTTCGTGCGTTTGCTGCTTCAGCGAATGTTATCGTAGTTCACGGGTATGTAAACCGCATCACAGCGTAACGGGGTCATAGTGCCTAGTTTTCTGAAGAATACAGCAGGTGGTAAAGCCATTAGTGGCGGAGCCTTGCAACCTAGAGGTCGCCGTGGTAACACGGCTCAGGTTGCTGCTTATTGGTCTGGTGGTGGTGGAAACCCAACTGCAACAGTTGACTACTTGGTAGTTGCTGGTGGCGGTGGTGGTGGCGGTGGAAACAACGCTGGTCCTTGGTACGGCGGTGGAGGTGGTGGTGGTGGATTTAGGTCATCAACCGCTTTTGCTGTTTCAGCAGGTTCCGCAATAACGCTAACTGTTGGTGGTGGTGGTGCTGGCGGTGCAAACGCAGTTGGTGGAAACAATGGAATTGTTGGAAACAACTCTGTGTTTTCAACTTTGACATCTAATGGTGGCAATGGTGGCGGTGGTGCAGGTGCATATCCTGGCTCTACCAAGGGTGGCGGTTCATCTGGTTCACCGACAAGCAATGGCGGTGGAGCAGCAACTGGAAACAACCAAGCAGGCGGCGGTGGTGGTTCTGGTGGCGGTGGTGGAAACGGAGACAGTACAAACGCAATCGGTGGTGCTGGTGGTTCTGGAAGCACAAACTCTTATAGTGGTTCTTCTCTTGCATATGCTGGAGGTGGAGGCGGTGCTGGATTCAACGGAAGTTATGGTGGCGGTTCTGGTGTAGGTGGCTCTGGTGGAAGTTACTTTGGTGGTGCAAGCGGAGCAACAGTAAACCGTGGTGGTGGTGGAGGTGGAGGTGGAAATAGCCCTCCTGGTTCAAATGGTGCATCTGGAGTAGTAATTATTCGTTATCCAGATTCGTTTGATAACTTGACTGCTATTGATGCTGGTCTTACAAAAACTGGTGGTGGTTTAATACCAACTACGATAACTGGTGGTTACAAGATTTATGTGTTTACTGCTGGAACTGGTACGGTAACATTCTGATGGCACACTACGCATTTCTTGACGATAACAACATTGTTACAGAAGTAATTGTTGGTAAAGATGAAAACGAATTACTTAATGGTTTAACCCCTGAACAATGGTATGGAAACTTCCGTGGACAGCGTTGTGTTCGTACTTCATATAACAACAACATCAGAAAACAATATGCTGGTATTGGTTACACATACAATGAAGAATCGGATGTTTTTGTTCGCCCACAGCCTTATCCATCTTGGTCTTTAGATAGTAACCATGATTGGCAACCGCCAGTTCCTGCACCAGAAGGTCTTGTTTACTGGGATGAAGAATCATTGTCATGGATTCTAGTTCCAGACGCAGAATAATCTAATATATCACTAGGGAACAATAACTCTATAGTATGGAAAAGATTAAAGCGTTCATCTATAACAACCCTGTCCGTGTTGCAGCGTTTGTTTCCTCAACGGTTGCATTAGTTGTTGCTTTTGTGGTCCCTGAAGCACCTGTTGAACCAGCGGTTGCCTTCGTGCTTTCAGCACTTGGCTTAGGTGAGTTTGCACAACGAGCCGAAAACAAGAAAACAGATGAAGCCCTGTTTAGCGAAATCCCTAGCGAGGACGACTTAGTTTGAAATATACTGGCACATCCGATGGGATAGCCAAAGGTAAACGCAAAGGCACAGAAGCCTTTGTGAAACATGTCTCACTGCTATCTAAGCGCAACCTGTGGAATAATGGGACTTGGGTGGTTCGTCCCATCAAGGGGAAATCACAATACATTAGTGTTCACTCAACGGGTAGGGCTATGGACCTTAGTTGGCGTGGTAAGTCCCGTAAAGAGGCTAACAAGGTTATTGAAATGATTGTTGCCAACGCCGACAAACTCGGCGTAGAAATGGTCCTAGACTATTTCCCTAAGCCCTATGGGCGTGGTTACAAGTGTACCCGTAAGCGATGGATGAAATACACAAAACATACCCTTGGGGGTGCTCCTAGGGGTGACTGGTATCACATAGAAATCAGTCCAGAGTTTGCCGATGACCCGAAGAAGGTCCACAAAGCATTTAAGGCTTTGTTCAAGTAATATTTCCGATTATCGGCTTTAGCCGTATAGGATGGTGTTATGAAAAAGATTCTAATTTTGGCTATTGCCATATCTGTTTTGGGTTTCCCCAGTCTTGTCCACGCTAAGAATTATCCTAGTATTAAATGTAGGAACCATTATGACATTATTACTATGATTGCCACATCTAAGGAAATGGTGTATCAGGTGGATTATATTATGTGGCGGGAATCCCGATGTATAACATCGGTGATTAACCGAAAAGACCCTAATGGTGGTTCGCTTGGATTGTTTCAGATTAACAAGTTTTGGTGTAAACCAAACCGTTACACCAAAAAGGGTTTCCTTCAAGATGCTGGTGTATTAACCAAATGCAAGGAACTTTATAATCCTGTGGTGGCAGCGAAGGCTTTTATGGCTATTTATGATTATGCTCATAATCGTTATGGTGATGGTTTTGGTCCGTGGGGAGGCAAACCTAGGTGGACTTAAACGCTTTACTAAATGAAAAAGAGTGGCGTAAGTGTCGTGGTCCTGAGAACGCTACGATTGAGCAACAACTGGAGGCGTTCACATATTTTTGTGAAACTTTTTGGTGTATTAAACATCCTGAAAAGGGTCGTATAAAGTTTAATTTGCGTGATTCGCAAATTGAAACAGTTAAAACTTGGATGTCGGAGCGTTATACGATTGTGTTGAAAGCCCGTCAGATTGGGTTTTCTACATTAGCGGCTGCATACGCTTTTTGGCTGGTGTTTTTTGCTTCCGATAGGTTTGTTGTTATGTTGTCCCGCACTGAGCGTGAATCGGTGAAGTTGCTTGCTAAAAGCAAGTATGGTTATCGGTTTATTCCTCAGTGGATGAAAGAGCGTGGTCCACGCCAAACTACTGACCATCAGTTGAAAATGATGTTTGATAATGAGTCTGCTATTGAGTCGTTACCGTCAGGTAGTGACCCTGCTCGTGGTGAGTCTGTGTATTTGGTTATTGTGGACGAGTGGGCGTTTTTGCCCAACCCTGAAGAAGCATGGGCTTCTATTGAGCCTATTACGGATGTCGGTGGACGGGTTGTTGGTTTGTCAACGGCTAATGGTTCGGGAAACTTTTTCCACCAGTTGTGGGTTGGGTCACAAACGAAGTCTAATAAGTTTAAAGGTATTTTTTATCCGTGGGATGCTGATGGTGAGCGTAACGAAGATTGGTATGAGGCTAAAAGCCGTAACATGCAGTCTTGGCAGATGCACCAAGAATATCCACGCTTCCCTGAGGAAGCGTTCATCAAGTCAGGTAACCCTGTATTTGATGTTGACCTGTTGAACAGCATGGAACCTGATGATGGTGATGTTGGTTATTTGCATTTGTATTCTGATGGTAATGGTGAGTTCCGCTTACAGGAAAATGGTGAACTAGAGGTTTGGGCTTATCCTGAAAATGGTGGGGTTTATGTGATTGGAGCCGATGTTGCTGAAGGCTTGACGCATGGTGACTACAGTTCTGCACATATTGTTGAAGCGTCATCGGGTTTGGTCGTTGCTCATTGGCATGGACATATGGAACCTGACTTGTTTGGTGAACTGTTGGCTGAAATTGGCTGGTGGTATAACACAGCCTTGTTGGGTATTGAAAGCAACAACCATGGTTTGACCACTCTGAAGGCAGCACAGAAGCATGGTTATAAAAATCTTTATAAGCAACGCCGCCTTAACTCTGTCCACGCTGATGTTAGCGATGTTTTGGGTTGGCGTACCACATCCTCCAGTAAGCCGTTGGCTATTGATGAGTTGAACGCCGCCATCCGTGATGGTGGTGTAACTGTGTTGTGTGGTAAAACCTTGGCAGAGATGCGAACATTTGTTCGCAAGGAAAATGGTCGCATGACGGGTAGCCCACATGATGACAGGGTTATCAGTATGGCTATTTGCAATCAGATGTTGAAGTATGTTTGGTTGCCTGAATATCGGGGTGATGTTTCTTTGCCAAAAAACAGTTTAATGTGGTGGGAACAGCATCTTTTTAGCCCCCAAGGTGAAAATCGGATGTTTATTGGCTCCCATAATGTTAGAAAGCGCACACCTTTTTAACATTAGGAACAGATGTTGCACTATTATGATATTTAAATGCTCAAACTGTGACAAAGCCTTTGCTGCCGATGAACTTCCCCGCCGAGGCGAGGTTTGCTTTGCATGTCACATTAAAACCGTCAGATTAGGGTTTACTTATGGTCAAGAAGATTTTCATGGTCCTACTATTGCTGAGCGTCAGCGTCAAACTGTGGAACAGGCTAAAATTAACGGTTATAACGCTGAACCTGTTACGAACTGGATGTAATGAGTCATGCTTTCATCCGTATGGGTCCCAATCATTGTCGCAATCATCATGGGACCAGTCGTGGTTGTTTTGCAAAGGCTTCGTAAAGAAAATACCGAGCAACACAACCAAGGGCAAATCCTTCTTCGGGTTATCGGGACTAAGGTTGACAAAATAGGTAGCAAACTAGACAATCATATTGGTTGGCATGAAGGTCAAAAGGAAACAAAATAAATGGCTAAGAAATCAGCAGCAGACCAACTCAAAATGTACAAGCAACGCTTAGAAGCATCTAAGCGTTGGCGTAAAGACGAAGGTTATGATGAAATTTGGCGCAGGCTAATAGACCTGTATAAAGGTCATCAATATGAGGATTATCGTGACGAGGACAGACTGCTCGTTAATATTGCTTTCTCAACTATCAACATTATTGCACCAAACATTTCGGTAAACTTCCCTAAGATTGCTGTTAATGCTGTTAAACCTGAAAATGCCCCTAATGCGGTTATTGCTGAAGCGGTTGTGAACTATTGGTGGAAGCATCGTGATATTCGTACCGAGTTCCGCCGTGCGGTAAAAGACTCTTTGATTTGTGGTCATGGTTGGATTAAGAGTGGTTACCGTTTTGTTGAAGAAGAAGTAGTTGGGCAAGACACAGAAGTTTCTGACCCTGTTGAGGGTGGTGAAATGACTTCCACAACGGTAATCCTAGAGGACAGCCCGTTTGCTGAGCGTGTTAGCCCTATGGATGTGTTTGTGGACCCTGATGCTACCAGCATGCGTGACATTAAGTGGATTGCTCAGCGTATCCGCCGACCAATCCGTGATGTTAAAAACGACAAGCGTTATGCGAAGGTTGCACGGGACGAAGTTCAGGTTATGGCTGTTAGCCGTTACGCTGATGACCCGTCACGCAAGAAAATTAACGACAAAAATGAGGGGTATGCCGAAATTTTTGAGTTTTATGATGTTGCCCACAAGTCAATGTCTGTGTTTTGTGAGGGTGCAGAGAACTTTTTGGTAAAACCAACAGCGATGCCTTATTCGTTTGGTCAGCCTTTTGTGATGTTGCGTAATTATGATGTCCCTGACCATTTCTATCCGATTGGTGACTTGGAATCTATTGAACCGCTACAAAAAGAGTTGAATGAAACTCGTACACAAATGATGAATCACCGTAAAAAGTATTCACGCAAATATCTATATAAAGAGTCAGCGTTTGATGGTATGGGTCGTGCAGCATTGGAGTCAGATGACGACAATGTTATGGTTCCCGTAATCAGCGATGATACCCTTAGTGGTGTGGTGGCTAACTTCCCTGCGTTGATTAACCCACCAGATTTTTATGACCAAACCGCAACTATCATTGGTGACATTGACCGTGTTTCGGGTGTATCAGAAATTCAGCGTGGCGGAACAACCGAAATTCGCCGTACTGCAACCGAGTCCGCTTTGGTTCAGGATGCAAGCAACGCCCGTACAGCAGACAAACTGGCTATGGTTGAGCAAGCCATCAGCGAAGTGGGTCGCCGTATGGTTGCTTTGGCACGACAATACATGTCAGGTGAACAGGTTGCCCGTGTAACAGGCAGAGATGGTGAACCTGTGTGGGTTCAGTTTGACCGTGACTATTTGGAAGGTGACTTTGACTTTGAAGTGGTTGCTGGTTCAACACAGCCACATAACGAGTCTTTCCGCCGACAGATGGCATTACAAATGGTTGACGCCATGGCACCGTTCGCTGGTTCAGGAATCATTGACATGGGCAAACTTGCGGCATATGTGCTACAGCAAGGTTTTGGTGTTAAGAACCCTGACGAGTTCTTGATGCAACAGCAACCCCCTATGGGTCCTGAGATGGCTGGTGCTGGCGCACCACCTATGCCCGTTGAGCAACCTCCTGTCCCCGCTGAACAGCCAATGGGTCCTTTAACTGGTGACCCTGCGATGCTTCAAGCGATGCTTGGACAGCAGGGACAGATGCCTCCAATGGCATAAAGGAACGACCTATTCTATATATAGAGCAACCAACTAGGACTCTAGGAGATAAAACATAATGAGCGATGAAATCGCAAACCCAACACCGTCTGTGGAACCCGTATTAGAAGATACAGGGTCACCCGTTACAGAAGGTGTTATAGAAACCCAAGATACACCCATTTTATCTGTAGAGGAATATTCTAATCATAGAGTTCCAGTCAAGTTGGATGGTGAGCAGTTAGAAGTACCCCTGAGTGAGGCACTCGCTGGTTATCAAAGGCAATCGGATTATACTCGTAAGACGCAAGAACTTGCACAGCAAAAAGAACAGTTTCAATTTGCTACCGCACTTCAAGCGGCTTTAGATAATGACCCCGCTGCCACAATTAACTTGTTGAGTCAACATTATGGTATCAGCCGTCAGGCTGTTACTGAAATGATTTCTGATGGTGAAGATTTTGATAGTTTGGACCCTGTGGAACAAAAGTATCGGGAACTTGACCAACGGATTGCTTCGTTTGAGGACTATCAAACTAAACAGCAGATTGAGCAAGAGGTAAAACTTTTGCAGTCTAAGTATCAGGATTTTAATATCAATGAAGTTGTCACAACCGCTTTGCGGTTGGGTTCAACGGATTTGGAAGGCACATACAAGCAGATTGCGTTTGATAAAATGATGGCAAAAGCAGAACTGGAACGGCAAGCCCGTGAACATCAACAGGAAAAGGAATCTAACCTGTTGGATGCTAAAAGGCAAGCCAGTGTGGTGTCGGGCGGTTCTTCCGCTACGGCTTCCACTACCAGTGAAACCTTTGAGCCAATCACATCAATCGCTGAGGCTTGGGCTGCTGCTAAACGCACACTAAATTCATAATCTTTTAAGGAGACATAATGTCAAACCCAAACTTTGATGCGTTGTTGTCAACAACGCTCGCAAACTACCGTGACCAACTCACGGACAACATCTTTACGGCTCGTCCGTTGACCTACTTCCTTCAGGATAAGGGTCGTATCCGCATGCTTAACGGCGGTACAAAGATTGTTGAACCACTCATCTACGGTCAGAACTCAACTGTAGCATCGTACTCAGGTTATGACACCATTTCGCTTACAGCGCAAAGTGGTATCACGGCTGCTGAATACGACTGGAAGCAGTATGCTGCATCCATCGCAATCAGCGGTATTGAAGAAGCCAAGAACAACGGTGAACAAGAAATCATCAACTTGTTGGAAGCCAAAATCATGCAGGCTGAAGAGTCAATGCGTGAAGGTTTCAACACGATGTTCTACGCAGACGGAACTGGCAACAGCGGCAAGGACTGGAACGGTCTTGGAAATATCGTTGAAGCATCAGGAACCGTTGGCGGTATTGACCGTTCAACAGAGGCATACTGGCGTTCATACGAGGAGAACACCTCGGAAGCGTTGTCGCTCGCCAAGATGGCAACAGCATACAACAGCGTTTCTGTTGGTAACGACCATCCTGACATGGTTCTCACCACCCAAACATTGTTTGAAAAGTATGAGGCACTACTTCAGCCACAACTTCGTTACACAGACACCAAGACAGCGGATGCTGGTTTCCAAAACCTGTTGTTCAAGGCTGCTCCTGTTGTTTATGACGAGGGTTGCACCGCTGGTGTAATGTTCTTCTTGAACAGCAAGTACCTGACCTTGGTTGGTCACTCAGGCAAGTGGTTCTCGCAGACAGAGTTTGTCCGCCCAGAGAACTTGGATGCCCGTTATGCACTCATCATGTGCTACGGTAACTTGACCTGCCGTAACGCAGCGAAGCAAGGAAAGTTGACCGCTAAGACCGCTTAGGTTTTGGGGAACAACTGAATTAATGGTGGGGGAGAAATCCCCCACCATTTTCCATATTTAGGAGAAAAACAATGCGTAAACCTGCTATTACTGGATTGGCTCGCCCTTCAGGCGTTGATGATACTTGGTCAAACCCTGAATCAGCAAAGAAGATGATGAAAAAGTATGCTGGTAATTCTTCTGACCTAAAGAATGTTCGTAATGTTATGGGCAAAAAGGGTATCAATAATGTTTTTGACCAGTTGCATCATATGGCTAAGTCCGATGAAGCCACTAGAACTGCTGGCAAAGGAAACCCTTATAAGGGGAAAAGAGTAAAAAAAGTTAAACGAGGAGCATACTAATGCACAAACCTGCTATCACTGGATTGGCTCGCCCGTCAGGTATTGATGATGTCATCAAACCTTTGGCAAAGGGTCTGAAGAAGGCTGCAAAGAAAAAGAAGCCTGTTAAGAACGATGTCCGTGACCCGAAGTATAAGAAGAATCCTTATAACAAAAAAGGTGGAATGACCAAAGACTACAAGGATTATGTTTTGCGTAACAGCAGAGGAGATTACTAAAATGGCTGCAAAAAAGAAGGCTAGGAAACCTGCTATTACTGGTTTGGGTCGTCCTGAAGGACTTATTGATGATGTCTTTGCCCCTTTGGGTGAAGCAGCAGTAAAGCGTGTAAGGAAACTTGCTCAAAATGCTGCAAAAGAAGAAGATAGATGGATTAAGTCCATTGGTCGTGGACCTTCTGATAACGGCAGAGCATTAGGTAAACAGCAATTAGTTGTTGAAGAATTTATTGCTAAAAATCAAGGTATTTCTTTGAAGGAAGCAAGAAATCTTGCGAGAAAAGCCCCTAGTGGAAAAAAGAGAGTTGTAAATAGTGCCTATAAGAGTTCTCAGCAGGCTATGAAAGAAGAACGAGCCGCATTGGCTAAAAAGACTGCTGCTCGCAAAACAGCAAAAAACACTAAGAAAAAGGAAAGATAATCATGGCATCAGCCAAGAAACCAAAAGGCATTATTGATGACCTTGGTAAGCAAATTGCAAAACTGTTGAAAAAGGGTACTCCTGCTTCAAAGAAGGAAGCCGCACGACTTAAAGGTGTTATGAATCAGTATATGGATTCAGCAGCAAAGTCTAAGGCTGGTAGGGATGCTCTTAGTATTGAGTGGAGCAAGAAACTTGGTGCTGAGCGTTACGCCAAAGAACGGGCTGGTAACGCAAAGAGTGTGTCTCAGCGTTTGCGTGAGGAAAAGGCTTTGCGTGGCATGGACTCCAAGTTCAAGGGTCAAGGCAAAAAGCAGTCTGCTGATGAAACTGGTGCTATGACCAGCGCACGGCTACGGGCTGAAAAGAAAAAGAATTTCCGTGAGTCGGGTGGTCGTAATGCCCCTGACCGTGTTGAAGCCCGTAAGAAGGCTGCTCAAAACCGTGCAAAGAACGCTCGTCCAAAGCCTGCTGCTGGTGGTGCAGGTAAGGGTCCTAAGCCTCCAAAGAAAACTGGTACTGCTTCAGCACCTAAGGGTCCGAAGAAGCCACGGGATAACAAGAAATAGATTATGGCTGGTAAGAAACCACAGTTAGATATCAGCGAACTGTTGGGGTTCTTAAATAAACCCAAGGTTAAGGCTGCAACTAATTTGACTCAGGGCAAGTTGACATCTTCGGATGTTATGCGTTTGCTTGGTGGCGGGCAGTCCAAGGCTGCACCGTATTCTGATGTGTTGGCTAAGGCTACTAATCAGAAAGTTAATAACGATTTTGATATGACAAAGTTTTTGGCTGATTTCTATTTGCCGATTTCGGAAGGTCAACGACTGGCTCAGGGTAAGTCTGAAAAGTTGGACCCATTATGGGCTTCTATGGCGTTTATACCGTTTGGTAAAGCCGCCAAGAAAGTCAAGGGGGCTGACCGTGGCATTAAGGATTTGTTAAACTCCCTCAGGTCGTCCAAGCCTATGCGTTCCAGTTTAAATAGTATGAACAGCGGTTCTACGGATACACAGTACTCTCCGCTTGACCTGTTCTTGATGCAATTAGCAGGCGAATAAAGGGTTTGGGGGAACAATCCCCCTAAGAGTGATGAACAACAACTCTGTCCCCGCCCACGCCTATTATGGCACTCCTCAGACTGGCTACCGCCTTGCAGGCGTAGCCGAGTCCCGTATTGCTGCCCCTAGCGGACCGTATCTTGGTCGTGGGGACAAATGCACTGGAAACGATGATACCTGTAACGCTAACAAGGTGCGTGGACAGGATTTTTGTGTGGGGCATTTGAAGAAGATTAAGTCTGAACGGGGGGTATAATGGCTTATACCGAGATGACTGCTAGTGCGTTGAGGCAGGTAGTTCGTGATATCACGGACCTTGATGCTACGGATTTGCCTGATTCGTTGTTGAACCTGTATTTGCGTGACGGGTATTATCGTATTTTGGATATTGAGAAGCGTTGGAACTTTTTAGAAAAATCGTTTACCTTTAACACGGTTGCCGAGCAGCGGGCTTACGAAATTGATACTTTTACTGCTGACCCTATGGCACAGATTGTTTCTATTGTGGACAATACTGGTGTTGGTTTGCGTTTGGATATGGTTGCCCATGATGAGGCTGAAAACACCTATATTGGGTCGTATGACACTAGCGGCGACCCATTGTTTTACAGCATTTGGGAGGGAAAGATTCATTTGTTTCCTAAGCCGAACAATGTTCGTACTTTGACGGTTCGTGGTTATCGTGAACCTGTTGATTGGGTTACTACTGGTGGTTTTGTTGATGCTAGTGCTAATTTGCATTTTGCTTTAGCGTATTATGCTTGTAGTCGGGTGTATCAACGCTTAGAGGATGTGGCGATGGCTGATGCCTATAAGCGTTCGTTTGATGAGGGTGTTATGTTGGCTGTTAAGTCTATTATGACTCCTAATAGTCATGCTCATTTGGTGTTGTCGGCTGGACGAACCACTGGTCGTCCAACCTTTAACGGATGGATGCAAAATCTCGGTAAAACTTTAGGACAGTAATGGCTGGCTTAAATATTACAGAAGTGAGTGATTTTACTGGTGGGTTGAACTTTCGTGCAGACCAGTTTCAGTTGTCAACTTTTGAGTCACCTGACATGTTGAATGTTGAAATTGACCCTCGTGGTGGTGTCTTTAGTCGTGGTGGTTATCGTCAGTTTAATACGACAGCGGTTGCTGGTACTTGGAATCCACAAAAGTTGTTTCCGTTTAGTGGTGCTACGCCAACAGTAATGTTGGCTAATAGCACAAAGGTTTATAAGTCAACTGGTGGCAACTTTACGACTTTAGAAGCATCTGCTGGCGTGGACATTATATCCTCTAGTCCGCATGGTGCTGGTATGGCACAGTGGGCTGACACTTTGTATATTTCTACTGGCAATTCGGGTAGTGGTGGATATGCTTGGAAAACAACTGACACTTATGCGTTTGCTTTAACAGCATCGGGTACTAATCCGCATGACTGGCAGGCAACTCAGGATGCTGCTCAACGGAAAATGCCAACATGTGAACATCTTATTGTACATGCTAATAAAATGTGGGCTGCACATGTTGATATTAATGGTGTTGATTTTCCTAATCGTATTCATTGGTCTTTGGAAAACGCTCCCGAAAACTGGGATGAAAATGACTATTTTGATATCGTTGGCGGAGGCAACGGTATTACAGGTATGGCTGTTGTTTCAGGTCAGTTAGTTGTTTTTAAACCCAATGCTGTTTATGTTGTGTTTGGTTACGCTAGTGACAACTTTCAAGTTGTTGAGTTAACAAACCGTTTGGGTTGTTTGAATCCTCATTCTATTGCACAAGCAGATGATGGTGTTTACTGGTTTAGTCATAATCAGGGACTATATTTTTATAATGGTTCTGGTATCAGGGACATGTTTGATAACCTTCGCACAGCCATTGACTTGAATTATATTAACTCTGCTGAACCTGAGTCTGTTAGTGTTTCTTGGGTTGGTCGCCGTGTGTGGGTTTCCGCACCGTATTCTGTTGATAGTACCGCTACTAATGCGACAGTAAATTTTGTTTTGGACCCAACTATTCGTGGTGGGGTGTACACAATGTTTTCCACACATGATAACTATGGTTTGGTTGGTGGTTGCAACTGGACGGACTCTAACGAAATTGATTATCGTTTGATGTGTCATCCGTTTGAACCGTATGTAATTAAGGTTGACATGTACAACGAACAATCGGACAACATCACTGGAAGTGATGTTGCTTTCTCTAGTTATTATAAGACACGCTGGTTTGATGGTGGTTCTTATATGCAAAAGAAAATGTTTCGCCGCCCCGATTTTGTTGTTAAGGAATCCGATTTGACACAATCTATTACCGTTAAGGTTTACCATGATTTTACTGAAGGTGAAGGAAACGAGAGAAAGATTTTTGATATTTCTCAGTCGCCACCTGCCACCGCTTTGTTGTGGGGTTCAGGTTTATGGGGTGAGGATTGGGCTAGTGGTGCAGCAAGTTCTAAAGTTTTGGCTGGTCGCAACCTTGGTTTGGCTAGATGTATTCAATTAGAATTTATTGGTCCTTCACAACAACGATGGGGTGTAAACAGTATCGGTTACAAATATCAGGCACGGAGAATTAAAGGATAATTTATGGCAACTCTTAATATTCCAAACAACTTCACCAACGGCACACCTGCCGTTGCTACAGAAGTTAACGCAAACTTTCAAGCAGTAAAAACCTTTACCGAAGGGATAGCAGCGGGGACAGAACTAGATGATGGGTCTATTGTTTATAGCAAGTTGGCGGCAGCAACAGTTTCGGCTTTAACGACTGCGGGCGACAATGCTCAGGTTGTTTTGGGTGTACAGATTTTCGGATGAATAACGGCTGGCAAACCCCCTTTCTGTCCGTGCTGTCAGGTTCGGATAAAGATGCGCTTCAGCGTATCTTTGCTTCACTTCAATCTGAGTTGGCTCGGATGCAAACCGAAATAGACATCCTTAAAGAACGAAACACCTTTAAATTCAAGGAACAAACGAGGTATTAATATGAGCATGACCGAGGCATATTATAAGGACTTTGGACAGAATGATTCTGCTCAGATTGCTAGAAGGCAGAAGCGTTCTATTGCCAACCAGCAGGCTGCTTTGCTTGGACAGCAGCGTGGCTCACGCCGTATAGCCGACATCACTAAGGCTGGTATTCAGGGTTATAATCCTTTGGTTTCACGGTACGGTCGCCGTGGTTTGTCGGGTCCTAATGTTCAGTCTGGTATTACTCGTAAGGGTTTGGCGGATTATGCCGCTGGTTTGCAGGCACAGTTGGGTGCAGAGCAGACTGGTATTCAGGATGAGTTGAATCGTATTGCTATGGATGAGTCTATGCAGCAGGCGGATTTGGAATCATATTTGGCTGAGCAGCGTTTACAGAAGCAGCGTGACATTATAAATGCCGCAACACAGTTGCGTCAGTTCTCTAGTTACTAGGAGTTATTATGAGTATTGTTTATAAGAATGGTCGTTTGGTTCGTGAATCAGATGAGGAACGGGCAGCCCGTTTGGCGTTGGCTGCTTCTGATAATGCCGCTATTCAGGAACAGTTTGATAAGCAACGCATGTTTGGTTCTGCTGCACAAAAGAATCTTATCAAGGCTGGTCGTGCGTTAGAGGAACCAACCGCAACGGTTGGCGCATATAATCCTGATGCTAATGATGGTGTTGGTAATCGTGTTAGTTTGACTACTGGCAAACCTGTTAAAGCAATCCGAACGGGTGGCGGTGGCGGAGGTGGCGGAGGTGGCGGTGCAGCCGCAACCGACAAGGCTTTGAAAGACGCTCAGGACCGTGCGTTGGCTTACGCTTCAGGAATGCAAGCAGTATCAGAATATGAAGAACAAGCAAACGCAGCCAAAGAGGCTGCTCTTGGTCGTTTGTCGGATGTTTATAACCCGCAAGAAGAACAAATTGCTAATGAACGAGCGAGACAGTTGAAGATGTTGGAAAGTTTGATTGGTCAAGGTCAAACAGATATTTCTTCCGCTGAGATGGACTTTATGAACGCTGTTCAACCAACATCAGCATATTCTAATATGCCGATGGTGAACATGGAGGCTATTCAGAATCCTTTGTTAGCGGCTTTGCGTCAAGCAGGGGCAAGCGAAGAATCTGTTCAGTCACAGTCAGCGATGGACAAATCTTTAGGTGACTTTATGAACCAGTTACAATCACAGTCTGCCACTAGGTATGGTGATGTTCAACAGAACTATTTGGAGGCTTTGAGGAACGCTAGTCGTGGTGCCAGTGCGGCTGGTCGCACATATTTGGGTCAGCGTCAAGCAGAAATTGGTGCTGGTGTAGAATCCGATTACTCTAGGATGTTGAATGAGTTGGCGACTGCACGGGCTGGTAGTGAGGCTAGTGTTGAGGACCAGTTTAATGATGCTTTGTCCAAGATTATTGAAATGAAGGCTGATACTACAAAGGAGTATGGTTCAACAAAAGATGTTAAGGGTCCTGCTCCCGCTGGTTATCGTTATGATAAGTCAGGTAATGTTGTTGCTAATCTTGGTTCTGCTAAGGCTGGTGCTAAAAAGACAGCCGCTTCTGCACCTCCTAAGCCGAGTACTCGTGCTGGTGCTGGTTTGCATTGGGAATGGAATGGAAAGAAATGGGTTCCAGTACCCAATAAGAAGTAAAGGAAATCATGGCTGTAACTCGTGGTCCGTTAAATGTTCCTAAACCGTATGTTGGTAAAGGTATTGCTATTGGTAATGTTATTAAACCAAAAGCAACTGAAACCGATGAAAGTACTAACCGTCAAAAGTTGGATGCAACTTTGCAGACCGCTATTGACCGTATTGCACGGGACCCAAAGTTGTCTGAGGACCAAAAAATTCAGGCTGTTATAACGGTACAGAAACAGGCTGAAGGAGAGAAGTCCCCTAGTATTTGGGGTGGTGTTATTGGTGGTACTATTGGTGCGGCTAAACGAGTTATTGGCGGTCCTGTCTATGCTCTGAACCAGTGGGCTGATTTGGTTAAACCTTTAACCAACACCACTATGTCTGCGGCTAACGAAATTGAAGGTGCCATACAGTTAACTGCCGCAAAATTTGATGGTGACAAGGCTAAGGAAGCAAAAATTCTTTCTGACCCTGACCAGTATGCTCCTAGTTGGGACAGGTTTGTTAAAAACGCTGGTCGTGAGGACCATTATAATCCGTTTTTCACTGAAGAAAAGTTTGCTGATAAGTCAACCGCAGGAAAGTTAATTTCAACTGTTTTTGTTGCGGGTATGGCAGACCCTTTAACTTATGCTGGTTTCGGTGCATTGAATCATGCTGGTCGTGCAGGGCGTGTTGCATTGGCGATACGCATGATTGAAAAGTATGGTGATGATGCTGTGGATGTTGCCCGTATCACTAGGTACGGTGTTGCTGGTGTGCCCAAGGCTTTGCGTGAAGCCGAAGGGCTAAGCATGGGTGTTCGCTATGCTGGAAAAATTATTCCTAAGACGGGTGGTGCTGAAACCGCTTTTGCTTATGGTCGTGCCGCTGTTGGTGATGTTCTTCAGGCTGGTAAATATAATCCGATTCGTGGGCTGGTTACGGCTACTACACCAAAGAGTTTAAAGGGTGTTACGGGTTTAAACCTTGGTCGCCGTGCAGGACAGGGAACAGATTATAATGATATTCGCCCTAGTTTGGTGCAGTTCACTGCAAGTAAACACTACAAGGGTACTACTTCAGTGGCATATCGTAAGGCACAACAAGAACTTGTTGAGTTGGCTCAACGGCAAAGGGCTTTAGTTGGTAAAGGTTTACGGAACAAAGCCGCTAAGGCTGTTGGTATCGGTGCTAAAGACGCTGAGGCGGTAAACATTTATCGTTATATTGAAATGCCTGAGTCGGAGATGATGGCTAGTACGGCTATTTCAACAGAAACCAAACAGTTAGTTTTGGATATTCGTGCATGGCAAAACAAGTTGCGTAATTCCGCTAATGCGGAAATACGCCAGTTCGGTGATGACTTCGGAACCAATGTTACCGAGATTGGTTTCATTGACGATTATTTGCATCACAAGGTTACACCTGAGGCTAGAAAATGGATGATGTCCGTGCAAGGACAGCGCAGTTTGGAGCGAGGTGAATGGAAAGGTGTTGACATCTCTTTAAAGGAGTTGACCAGCAACACGGGTCCCTTGATGTATCGCAAGTTGCGTGGGGAAACCGTTGACCCTGATACTGGTGAAGTTATTTTTGAAACCTTTTTAGGTCAACCTGTTCGCTTTGGTACGGTTGATGAGATTAACAAGATTTTTGGTGATGCCACAGAGGCACAGGGTTTGGGTCGGTTGCAGTGGTTTGAAACCGATATGGTTTCTATTTTGGATAGTTATGCGTTTTCTATTTCAAAGGTTAAGGGCAAGGTCGCTTATGCTAGACGGGCTTTTGATTTCGGTGACCCTGATATTATTCGTCCTTTGATTAAGAAGGTTGTCCCTGATGCTGACCTTGTGACACGCTTGGAGCGTGTTCATGGAACGATTATAAAGACACAAACACAGTTGCGTAGCCGTGTGCGAGAAAATGTTATTCGTTTGCAGGACATGGGTAAGTATGGTGTTCGTTATGCAACTAGGTTTTTGAATGGTGAACTGGCAACTAAGGCGTTGACAACACAGCAGATTGCTAGTTTGACTCGCAGGTTGGATTCGGCTATTGCTGATTTGACTGCGGCTAATGTTCGTGCGGCATCCATTGAGGCGGCTAAGCGTGGAGAGTTCCCAACTTTGCATGCGGTGTTCTTGGACGAGTTGACAAACCTGCGGGCAGCGATTAACAACCCTGAGCGTTATGCCGCAACTATTGAGTTGCGTAACATTTATGCAACCATTTACCCTAATCATAATCCTACGGCTCTGGCGGGTCGCAGCCCAGAATGGTTGGCTGAAAAGATTATGAACTCCAAAGGTATTCCTGCTACTCGTGAGTTGCGGGAAGTTAACGCACGGATGCGACAGTTGCGGGCGCAAATGGATGCACTTCCAGACGGACCAGAGTTTACCCAGATGCGAGCCAATCTGGAATCAGATTATTATGATTTGGAAAATGTTGAGCGTGGTTACAGTCAGATTGCCAGCGTCAAGGCTGAGGCTACATACGCTGATGAGGGTTTGCTTTATGGTTCAGCAGGTGACCTGATTGCTTTACCTGAGGAGGCTGGTTACAAGGCTTTCCGTACCCGCCCACGAGATGCTGGTTTCGCTAACGGTGATGACTCGGTTGCTGTCCATGCTATCCCTGAAAAAGAATTGGTTGATTTGCGTCAACCAGCAGATTTCTTGGATTATTTTTCACCTGATAACTTTGGTGAGGATTTGAGTTTCGCTTTAGCACGAAAAGGTCTGCAACTAGAGGGTGAGGAGTTTTCTGTTGCGTATCGCCAGTTGATTGAAACTGGCGCATACGACCCACAACTAGAGGAGTTTTATCCTGCTATTGCTGGATTGGTTGACACAATTCGTTTTAACACGATGGGATTAGACCCTAACGATATTATATCTGATGCACAAATTGTTGAAGTATTTGAAGCGATTGATGATGCTATTCGTCAGATACCTGATTTGGTTGACCCTGAAGATGTTGACATTTTTGCTAGAGAAATTATGGAAGAACTGTTTAGTGCTGGTGCTTTTCGCCGTAGCATTGACCCACAGGACCCACGACAAGGCATATTGCTTCCATCTAGGTTGATTGATGACACTGGTGCGATGGATGACAGTTTTGCTGTCATTCTTCCACATAATCATAGTTTTCCAAGAGCAACAGGCAACGCTAGTGATACTGTTCAGACCGTTAAAGGCAACAAGTTTGTTAACAGTATTCTTGATGGGGATTATGAGCAGGCAAGTTTGCAAACAAGTTTGGCTAAAGCCGCTAAGGAAGAAGAAATTGTTCAACTTGAAAAAGCCGCACTCACTAGTGCTGATGCACGAGCAGAGTTGGCTTCTTTGGGGAAGAAGAAGGGTGGCTTAAAGTCAGCCGCTTCTAAGCGTCTGACCAAAACCGAGAAGGCTAAGGAAGTATTAGCACGGACAGGTAAGGTTGAGATTGAGATTGGTGGCGTTAAGCAAACCATTACTCGTGAGCAGGCGCAAAAACAGTTGGTGAAGATGGAAGGTCAACTGGAAAAGAAGTTGGCTTCTTTGGAAAAAGAAATTGAGGCTGTGTATCGTTCTGAGGGTGTTCCTCGGATTGGTTCTGCTGGTGGTCCCAAGGTTGATGCTGTAGCGGATTATAAAGAGCGTTTGCCGATGTTGTTGAATCAGGCACGGGTTCTGAAGAATTGGAACAATACTGTTGGTACTGTCCTTGCTAAAGATATTCAGGATTTGCATTTGTTGGTTACTGCTCGCCCACCTAAGGGTGCGGCGGGTATGCAGTCTGCGGCTTGGGCTAGGAAGGTTTCTAGGTCTTTGGACTCTATTGACACGATTGTTGACCCTAGTGTTCGTCAAGCGTATGAGCGTGTAACAAACATCTTGCATGCTGATGAGGCGCAACTAGCGTTGCTGGAGGGTGTAACTATTCCGAACATTGAGAATCAACTGAAGTTGATGAAAAGTGGTTTGGTTGGTCGTTTGGTTGATGACACTTTGGATGGTTGGACTGAGATTACGAATCTTGGTGTAATGATGCCTGATGAGATTATGAGTGTTTGGAAACCAAACTTGGAGAAGTTGCGTTCCAAGGCTAATCAGGGCAAGTTGTTGGACGCATACGATTACAGTGTGCAGTTCTTTAAAACTTATGCGACTGGTACTATCGGGTTCTTTGTTCGTAACGGTATGTCAGCGACCTTTATGAATCATATTGCTGGTGTCAGCAGCGAAGATATTATTTTGGGTTTCCGTGCCGCCCGTGCCATCGGCAAGGGCGAGGAGGCTTGGATGCGTTTCTTGTCCAAGATGGACCCTAGTCAGCGTGAACTGTATCAGCAGGCATGGAGGATGACTGAATCTTCGGGTCGTGGTATTTCTGATGACTTGGCGAGTTTGACAATGCGTGGCAAGTTAAGCGAAAAGGTTGTTAACAATAAGGCTACACAGTTTATTGCTCGTAAGAACGATTTCGTTGAACGGGCTGTTCGTTTGCCTATGGCGATTGATTCGTTGAAGCGTGGACAAACCTTTGACGAGGGTGTGGCTCGTATTGTTCGCTACCAGTTTGATTACAGTGACCTTAGTACTTTGGATGAAACTGCTCGTAGGCTTGTTCCGTTTTGGATTTGGGCGAGTCGTAATGTGCCGTTGCAGATGGTTGAACAGTTAGTTCATCCATCATCATATAACACATATAATCGTATTGTTAATGCTTCACCTGTTGGTGCAGATATTTTGATGCCAACATGGTTGGATGACTATAATCCGATTGCGTTTGCTGGTGTTGACACGGAGGACCGTAATGTTCCGTTCTTGCCGTTTGATGTTCCGATGACGAAGAAGGGTGGTCAGTGGGTTGCGACACCTGATTTGCCTATGGTTCGTTTGCAACAACAGTTGGAACAGTTTGCTAACCCTGAAAAGTTGGTTGGTCAACTTGCACCTATAATTAAGTTGCCTATTGAATTTATTGCTGGACGACAGTTGGGTATTGATGTTGGACCGTTTAAAGACAAGAAGACTCCTGCTGAAGGTGTTGTTGACCAATATGTTTTGGCGACTATCGCCAAAATTGTTGGCGGTGACGCACTTGTTAGCATTGACCCTAAAACTGGTGGTCTTGTTATCAATGAAAGGGTTCCGTATTTGGCACAGAACGCTTTTCCAACATTGGGTCAAGTTAACCGTGTTACTGGTGGTTTCACTGGCGGTAAAGGTTCATACAAGGAGCGCATGTTGGGCAACATCGCTAACTGGTTCGGTATCCCAATTCGTTATGTTGGTCCTGACCAACAAGAAGCGCAGGCAGTTGGTAACTCTGTTACCATTCGTGATTGGTTGGCGAACGAAGTGGACAAGGGTCGTATGACACCAACTAAGGATTTGCCTAAGATTGAAAAGAAATCTACCAAGGCTCCGAAGATAACGCCGCCGTTAATTCTGCCATAATTTTTCCGAACTCATGTAGGCATAACGCCAAGGCAACGGAGTCACCTTGGCATGCTAATCCCCAATGTCCCAGCAGTTCTTTGGCGGAAAGTTTACTAATTATAAATTCCATAACGAAACCTGTTTCGTTATCTTCAATCATTTGAGCGAAGATGCCTTCTAGTTCGGACATGTCATCAGGATTCAATCCATCAGTCATAGGTTCCTAGTTTTTCTAACCATGCTACGGATACGGCTACATCTTCTACACGCCTGATAGCGGTTTTTGGTGCGCCCATCGCAACCAAAACTTCATGCAGATGGGTCAGTTGTTCGTTCAACACCACTAGATTCAACTTCTTTGATTTGCTCATAAATTTCTCCTGCCAAATTTTCTATTGCCGCATCAATGGATGGGTATTGTTTGTTCATTTCTTTCAACGCATAGATGATAGCCAAAAGTGTTGAAATAACAAACTTGTCATCAACATTGAATTCTGTTCCCTCAATGCTGTATGGTTTTCCAGTTTCTCCGTAAGGCATTAAATGTCCCTTTCTAGTTTGTATTGAAAAGTTCCAGCATGATACATGATTGCGATTGTAGCGTAGCCAACAATGTCACGATACGAGTCCTCTAAAGGTTCGTTGACTCCTTCGGAGCCACGACCAATCAGGTTTTTGATTCTAGCAATCTTGTCACACATGCGAACAGCCAAACCGAGAATACCAAAGTTGTTGATGTTCTCGTGACCGTAATCATGTTGTTTGAGACACAACAGTTCCAGCATGTCATCATGGTTGTATGGAATACCCATTGATGTCATGTGTTGTAATGATTGTTCGCCAGCGGACTTCAAGACTTGTACCACCAGTTCAATGTCGTCCCTGTCATAATCGCCTGCTTGTAGTTTCAGCACCCATCTACTTAGGAATGTTTCGTGTGAGTCAAAGTCTTTCGGGTCGGGCATTGTTGTCCGTGCTGCTTCTTCCATTATGTCTAAAACATAATCGGCAGCAGAATCCCAAGTTTTATAGTTCATATTTTTCTCCCATCATTTCAATAAATCTTTCGTCTTTGACTAATGCTTTCTTTAGATTAGCCAAAGCCGAGTCCACCTTTCTCCACGCATGTGACTTGGCTTTGATGCCAAGTTCGCTTGCCAACTCCTGATAAGTATTTCGTTGATAAAATATTCCATGTAATGCCTCTTGGTCTGCTTCGCTCAGCGTGGACAGAATCTCCTGAACAAGTTCAATTAGTTCCCAATCTGTTTCGTTGTGTTTCACCGAGAATGGTTGCATTAGCAACTCTATTTCGGTTATTCCTGTTTTGCTAGTCGGTTCGTACTTCATCATATGCAGTGTTAATCATCAGGTCCATCACATCTTCGGGCTGTAGCAAGTATCCCTTGGATGGGTTGCTGGATGCCATAGCGAAGCCATGATATTTTTTGGGATTAAATCGCTCCTTGTTTACCTTTAGGTATCGTTTGATTCTGTCTGTGCTGACGATTACAAAGGAGCCATCCAAGGTATAAACATATACCCACCATTTTGCTTTCGTTATGGCAAGCCCTGAGGGCTTCCATAAAGGTTTACCTTCCTCATCAACCTTCTTGCGTGGGTTGTGAGTCATCTCTAGGACCATGCGCCCGTTACGGTAGCGGTCTGTTTTGACTTCAAACGCACCATCGGACATCGCATCAAGGAATTCTTCTACAAGTTTTTCACCTTTTTTGCCGAACTTTAGGTCGGTGTGGAAGTCAAATTTGCGGGCGGGGATGTCATAATCTGATTGGTTTTTGCTCACTGTTTTTCCGCCTGAATAACAGTTACCTGTTTGTCATCCAACCATGCAACACCGTTCAAACCATCCATTAACAGTTTCACATAGTTGTCTAGGTCGCCTCGTAGTTTTGATTGCTCACCATCAATGGGGGTTAGAGTGACGGTTGTTCCTGTTGGTGTGAATACACATTCAACTTTTACTGTGCCTTCATATTGTGGACCGTCATATATTTGTGCGATGTATGCTTCTGCTTCCAATGTGGTTTTAGGCGTAAAAACACGACCATAACGAGTCATTCTTGGTCGCCCTTTTGGGATAGGTTTAATTGGAAAGGAAACCGTGTATGGTTTCTTTTTGTTTTTACGCTTCGCTGCCATTATGGTTTCGCTGTCTGTATAAAGGTGTGGAACGGTGAGCCGCTGCCGTTATCAAACTTTACGGCTACCGTTAATGATTTCAGCAACACCTGTTTAGCATTTGCCTGTAAGACACGCTTGCCTGATGTGTACGCCTGTAATGCTCCTAAGCCGTAGTGTGCGCCTGAACCGATGGCATACAGGTTGCATGTATCGGTTTCGGTTCCATAATCGGTATCTATTTGAAATATGACACCATTAGCGCAAACGAGTATCTCGTTTGCTGATTGTGCTGGCTGGTCATCATATTGTGGTCTGCCTGCGCCATGTGATTCCAAACATTCTTTATAGGCGGGGACGAACTGTGACACGATGAACTTGACCAGTCGTGCGCCAACCAGTTTGGGTGGAAGTACGGGGGGTGTGAACGCATGTTGGATAACATTTGCTCCACGGGTATCACCTGCTACACCTATTAGGTATCGTCCTACGGTGACTACTTTGGGTTGGTTCATTTTGCCGACACGGTTGTATTCATCTGTCCATTGTGAATCGGAACCGATTGCACAATAATCGTCACCTTGAATAGCAAGTATGGTTGTCATTATAAATCCTCAATGTTTACTGGTATTGGATGAACGGTGTCCAAAACACGGGACATCAGGTTAGTGTTTTCGTGTTCTTTCAGATAGTCAACTAAAGCACTGAATGAAATTAAGGCTTCTTTTGGTGCGCTGTAAAAGGTTTCCCAAATTTCCCTGTGTTTGTCGTATGCTCGTACTTTTGTCCATGTTGAGTAACTGCTTGGTGGAATACACACGATGCCTTGTTCTTGTTGGGAGATGATGGCGTAAGCCATCGGCTTCATCGCTTTGCTTTCATATCCCGACACGGTATCTACGAACAGGGAATCGTATGGGTATGCTTCCACGAAGTCGGTAAAGTTCCGTGTGGATGATTTGACTTCTATGGTGGAGTCAGTCCAGTTAAACACAATATCTTTTTCGTGTTTTGTCATATAGTCTCGTTCTTCTGCGTTTTGCGCTATTTGTATTTCAGGTGCATAACATTCAACACCTGAATCACGCAACCGTTGAGCAACTTTTTCTGCCCAATGACCGCCCTGAATAAAACTGAGTTTGTAATCAAATGACATTATGAATGTACCCTGACCACGAGTTTGTCTATTTCCATTTCACCATCGTGACGCAAATGATATTTGCCCCAACGCTTATCCGCTGTCATCAACACAATCTTCGTCTGACTAGGGTTCAGTCCACTGCGAACAGTTTCGTGACCTAGTTTCGCCAGTGTGGATGAACGGTCTTTTCCTGCTAACGGTCCGTCACGCCAAATGACTTTACCCAACGGGCTAAGTATTTGCATAGCCTCATCAAGAGTTGCATCATAAACATAATCATTGTTTACGACTGCCGTTTGCTTGGGTGGCTGATACATGGATGCGATGCGCTGGATGGTTTCCTGAGGAGTCCTGAGAGACATAGCACTCTCAACGAAGTCGTTGAAACTATACGGATTGGTGAAACTGCCCCACGCAACATCTTTCGCATGAAAGATGCGTTGCTTGTCAGTTTGGTAATCACCAACATTCGGATACGGTAGCCGTACATAGTTGCCATATTGACCTGCTTTCAAAGTAATCTGCTTAGGGTTAACTTCTGTGGTTGGTGTTTCCGCAACCTGTGATGCGACCATCAACATGTTACGCATATCTTCAGCGAGGACAGCATGCTCGGCAAATACCCAAACATGAAATCCTTTGGAACGAGATTTCTCTATCCATGACACAACGCCTGCTTCCAACAGGGCATCGTGCAGACGAACCGCATGTTCCTGTGCATCGGATGTGTCATAGTCAACGCAACCCCATGCAACATAATGGTTGTCAATGTGTGGGACCAAAGGGTACACACCGATAGGTGCAGACCCGTCAAGATGTTGTTGGAACACAAGTTCGGTCAATGGTTCTTTAACACATTTACCTTCATTATGTCCATAGACATCACCCCTGCCACGAAACAAGGTTATGAAATCTCGTATGTCAGTTATCACCAGTCCTCCAATGCTTCAGCGATAGTTAATTGTTCTAGTGGATTGTCCACGCTAGGTCGTTGTTCTTTCCACGGTAACACACCAGTGTCCAACCTGTGCAAACGACCTGTGCCGTATTCAATCGTAAAGTCCATGTCATCTAACAATGCGGATGCAGGACGCTTACACTTCACAAGGTTCAAGGTCAAAGTATCCATGTGGATACGCAACTCATACTGCAAAGATTCAATCTTTTCCATAATCTTTTCAGTGTTAGATGCCCGTTCCAGTTTCTCTTGCAAGTCACGAATATGACCTTCAATTTCAAACCGTTTACGGCGTACACCAATGATGTGTGTGGCTTGTTGCTCACCACCATATGCACCTGAACTGATAGTCATTTTTCGTCCGTCAGCACCAGCGGTGCGTGACGACTGATGCAACACCAGCAAAGGTTTATTATGGCGTTTACCGAACGCTTTGATTGCGTTAGCCTTGGACGGAACATCTTCACCTGCACCTGTTATGAGTTCCAAATAGTCCACAACGATTAGTTGTGGTTCACCCATAACATCAGACACCTCAGCAAGCGAGCGTTCCATATCCAACAACGAAACCGTTTGGTCAAAGACCGCTAGGTTCGGGAAATGTTCTGTCGCTGTTGCTTTAAGCAGGTTGATTGCGTCACGGTCATTGTCTGCGACCTGTTGCTCTAACTGGTTCGCATCAACACCATGGACAACACACGCCAACTTAATCAGCGTTAATGTTCGTGGCTCATCGGGACAGAAATATACGACACGCTTGTTGCGGTTCGCACTCAGGATTTGTAGCAACGCAAGCGTTTTACCGCTATGCGAGTAGCCGTTAATCATGCACAGTTCGCTTGGGGCGATACCACGCATCTGTTCGTCAATGTCTGCGAAACCTAAATAGACACGCTCGTTTGGTGTTTGCGCCCAATGAACATAATCATCGGCGGCTTTAACCAATGGCGCATAATAGTTATATTTTGGCGTAGATAAAGAATCAGGCGGGGAGATAATTTCTCCCCGCCCAATCTTTGCCCATCGCTCCGTGTAATCAGGAGCCATTATGGTTTAACGCTTTGCTCGTGGTTCCCAAAACGCCTTGTCGCCTGAAACGGCTTTGAACCAAGGACGCTTAGGGTTTGCTGACAAGCCATCACGGTTGTCCCACACTTCTGTCACACCAACCTTGGCGCACTCTGTGTGCAACCATGCTGGAACTGGTCCGTGTTGCTGTCCCTTAATGCGAACCTGAAAACCGCCAGTTGATGCCTGTGGGGCTGGGGCTGGTGTTTCCTGTACAGGTGTTGCGTTGAACGCCTCAGTGATTGCCTGAGTTGCCTGTGGTTCTGTCATTGTGGTCATGCCATGCTTCTCCAGCAAGGCTTCGGTGGTGGCATCAAACGCAATCGCCCAATTAGCGATGTTTGTCATAATGTCATCCGTTTTCGGTGTCAGGTCAGCCGCAATTTTTGCAGCCACCTGTGTGATGATGGATTGGTCTTTGCTTATGGTATTCATTTCAAGCCTCCTGCTTGTTGGTTTGGTATTACATTAGTGAACGACACGACTTGACTGGAGGTGACCGAGCCGTGTCGTTCGTGAACTGTTAAAAAGTGTAGCACACACATGTCAGACATCCAACTGCTCAGGGAAAGCGTTGTCCGCTTCACGAATAAACGCACCTTTGCAGATGGACCAAAATCCGCACCATGATTCCGAACACAGCGCAGACGAGTCGTTCATCATCCAGTTGTTCTCATAACCGCTGTTCATGGCTGTGTTTACAGCACCACGGATATATTGACGCAACCATTGTCCATGCGCTTCGGTTCTCACGATAGACACAATTTGTGACTTCGGTTTCTCTTGACGGACCATAATCCCGAAACGAAAATCCACGGGATAACTAGGCGACAACCCAAGGTTGACGCAAGCATCAGCATAAACGCTGGCTTGGATGTTGGACTTCTGTTTTTCCTTAATGTTGTACTGGCGACCAGCAGTTTTCCAATCCCAAATAACACCACTAGGAGTCAAATAGTCCATGGTTCCCTCAACATAAACGGCATAACCGTTAATGGTGAAACCGAGACTGGACGAGAACTTGCGTTCAACTTCACCGCCTTGCTCCACATGAGGCAATATGCCATCATAAAACGCCAGCGACATAGATTCCAGATAGGCAGGGATTTTGTCTGGGTCAATGTTCGTCCTTTTATAATTCGTTGTTTCCAGCGTTTCATATTCGTTGGCAACAACTTCAAGCATGTCACCGAACTCCGATGACCGACCATCTAACACCGACTCAATGCCAGCATGGAGCGAGGTCCCGATGATTGTCGCATCGGAACCCGTCCTGAATTCAGGTCGCACCTGACCGAGCCTAGCACGCTCAGGGCATATCGTCATGTCACCTAACCATGACTGGCGAATATAAATCTTTTGATTAACTCTATCAATTCTCATTTAAGACCTCCGATAATTAGCATGGACAGATAATAACTTATGGGTGTTACACATTTCCATGTGTTCTCCTGTAATAGTAAATTGCATCTTGTGTGTATTCAATGTTGTATTTATCCTTTATGGTTTTCAGGATTTCTTTATCCGATAGTTCACGGGAAAGAATCATGTCATGGAATTCTTTTTTCACGAATCCCATACTGTTTCCTTGTCCATGCTGCCGTATTACCATAGGTTCATAAAGTTTCTTAAACGAACCAACCATGTTACGGCTCATCTTGTGTTTGCGGACGACACTCATGTAGTTCGGACGCAACTTCAACATGTCAGCCTCAAACGCCATGAACTCGTCAACCGTGATAGTGCGCCCAAATTTGTCGGTACTCATCGCAGTCATAAACTCATCCAAAGTTAAACCAAACTTTGTGATGACATCAATGATGCTGGTGACAGGGAATTGTGCAACTGTAATCGCAACTGATTCACGAATGATACGCCAACGAACCAACGGATTAGTGGGAAGTTCCAACTGGTCAATGGAATCAAAGTTCGGGGCAATAAATTCCTCCACAAACAAGTCGTGAATTTCTGTTACCGCTTGCAACCAGTTCAACAAATCGTTCTTGTCGCTTAGGTCATAACCTTTCAGTTCTGCGATACGGTCACCCATCCACATCCCATTAATCGCATCGGAGTTGAGTTCAACACCGATGGGTATAATGTCACCCAACCACTCATGTTCACACATTCTGTAACCTTCTTGCTTGTAGCGTTGTATCCACTAGGTTTTGCCACTGTTCTTCTGTGGTCAAATCATAAATCAACTTTAAGCACACAACTACACTCAGTTCTGCGCCGAAAGTTGCAAGCAGGTTGCGTTCCACTTGTTGCAAATCGTCTTGGTTTTTCATTATATTCCCTCCGTCAAACTTGGTCGTTCAACAATAACCGACCTACGGTTATAGTCCTCAATGGCTTCCATAACACCACATGACGAACAAATTTCGGTTTTGTTATCTCTCCGAGATAACGCACCAGCATATTTCCCCTCGTCAAGGGCGTTCGGAATTGGACCGTTGCATATTGGACATGACATATTACTTACCTGCTTTCTTCATAGTGACCCTTGTGCCAGCATGTTTTGTACACACTGGAAGTTCTGACATACGCACTAACACTTGAATGACATTAGCACATTTTTCGCACACATATTTACCTGACGGAACCAACTCGGTTCGCCGTGTGGCTGCCCCTTTCGGGGCAACCACTGTTGACGGATTATCTGACATTATGAATTTTCCTTTAGGAACTGTTCAACTTCGCCAACAAGTTCCGCACCTTGCATGTCGTGAGCCATCTTGGCGAAATCTTGGATGCGTTCTTGCACCGTTTCCATCAAGGCTTCCACTTCCTGCAAAGCACCATTCTTTATGCCAGTGTTCATTTCTTCAGCCATCTTGTCCACAAGTGCATCCAACTCCTCGTCAGTGCAAATACCCAACGCCTTAGCCAACTCAAACGCAATCGTAGCACTCGTGGCTTCGTTGTAGGTTTCAGCAACATGTGTTGTGAACTTCGTGGTTAAGAAACGGAAAAAATCATCCGATAGGTCATGGTTATCACCATCATATTCACCGTCAGCAGATTCACCGCTAACGATAACGCAAGGACCCACAAGGTTCCGTGAGAACAATGCACTAGCGAACCAGTTTTGTTCCAAACCAAGTAGCAATCCCTCATCGTGAACATAACCAACGATTATGTTCCCACCAACCTTGGTTGTGACACAATCAAATGGACCACCAACCAACGATTGAATATGAGTATATTCACCAACCATTACTGGTTCTATCTCTGCGTTAATGCCACTTGGCAACAACGCTCCTGAAACGGGTTTATCACCCATGATACACCTCCAAGTGTATGATTCGGACTGGAATCATCAGCACGAAAACATATTCGTGTATCCCCCGAAGGGGATTTCATCCTAACCGTTGTACATCACGCCTTTGATTTCTTTAATTCTAGATTCTAGAATTTCAACAATCTGTGCGTTTTCAATTTCAACAACTTTAATGTCGTTGCGATTCTTTAGCAGTTGGTCCGTCAATTCGCTTGTCGTCCAAGTGTTCAGGTTCGTAAGCATTATTCACCTCCAATCGGTCTAATCAGCATATAGAACAGTGTGTCAGACATCCTCCACCTAGAAGGTGTTGATATGAGCATTTCGGATGACATACCAATCAAGGGCTTCACTACGGTAAGCAAACACCTCACGGTCACAAATACCAGCAGGGACAACAGTCATGTCCCACAGTTCCGCTTGCCACATGTTAATCGCCTGATTGAAAAAGATTTCAAACTGAAATCCGTTGTCAGCAGTCAACGACAAACCCGAATGGGTTGTCAGCAACGGGGCGAAAAACTCACGACCCCATTCCTCCAACTCCGCATCACGAGCGTCTTTCCTAAGGTCATTCATCCCTATAAAGATGAATGTTTCCCATAATGCAAACCCCAAAAACACCGAGGTGCCAATAAAGGTCATAAACATTGGTGTGAACGCTGTCGGTAAACCGAACCGTACAAAACCAAACCATAATGTGAACCCATACAGGACCCACATAACCATTGTCCGTGCTAATTGCTTTTTCATTTCTCAACCTCCAAGGTTGTGTTGTTGTTTATAATGACATCTTACACCAAAGGTGTAACAAGGTGGCGGAGGATAATATCACCACCCTGTCACACCGAAGGTCACTCACTAGATTAGGTTCAAACCAGTGATGGTTTGCATAACCCATTCCACAGGATTCTCCATGCACATCGTTGCACGGGATTCCAAACGCTCCATCCGAATATCTGCACCAACCGTAGGAGCATAAACCGTGTGAATCGTTCTGCCATAACCACCGTTAGGTACAGCATCAATTTCCCTGCGACAAGTTGACATTTCACGGACAGCGAACGCCATACGGCGGAGCATCGCAGGATGAGCCAAAGTGAACATCAGTTCGTCAATGTCCAGCCTATCGGTTGGGTCATGCAACTTCGTCACCGTGGTATGTGTCGTATTACCTTTAGAGGTAATCGCAGTCTCGCCAAAGATTTCTACAGAAACACCGAGTTTCTGTAAAGTGTCAACCAAAGCGAGCAACACGATGCCCCGTTTCATAATGAAGTCGCCACTGAACCCCGATGATGCACCGTAGTCAATGAACAACTTGACAACCTTGCCCATCCGTTCGGCAGGCTCCATAGGGAAATCCAACATGCACATCGGTTCGTTACCACAGTAACGACCGACATCCACAACCCCACCAGCGACATTCCAAGTCATACTTGGGGCAATTTCCAAACGGTCCGCAATCACATCCGACATTTGGTTGAGGAGTTCCTCAACTTGTGGACGAACATCATGCCAACCGTGACGGGCAAGTTCCTTCGCCTCGGCGAAGTTACGCATCCCATCCCAGCCATCGGTCCCATCCTTATCGGATGAGCCAACATTCGGATTCTTCTCAACATAGTTGAGCATCTCGCCGAACGAGTCAAAATAGTCCACATGGACATTGGAACCGTTAAGGTTCATAATTTTCGTGTTGCTTTCCATGTTCAACCTCCAGTTGAATCTAGTAGTTAAGCCGATACCGACAAGGTTACACCTTGACGAATTTTCTCAACTTGGTCCTGCTTTGCACCTTTCAACACCGTGGCTTGGTACACCTTGTCCATGTCCATGCCCTGTGCAAGCAACCCTGCACCGTTCGCCGTGGCTCGTGGTGACACGATAACACGGAGTCCGCTAGTGGCAACATTGATTCGGCTACGCCGTACAGCCTCCAACCAAACCGTAGCGGTTGCCGTAGGCAAACCATAACCAGCCAACATGGCATCCTCAACCAGTTCATCAATGTCCACATTGAAGAACGCAAAGCGGTCCAAGGTTGCACCGTCAATCGGGTTACGACCCACATACTCGGCAGTAGCACCATTACCGTAGGTATTTCCTGCGGCAACTGCGATGAAGTCAGGATGCTTCGCAACCATCCCGTCAGGGAAAGCCATAAAGCCGTTGCTCAAAGCGGAGTTAAGAACTCCGAGAACATTCGGATTCGCATTGTCAATCTCATCCAACAAGTAAACCCCACCGTTCTGAAAGAACTCACGAAGTTTCGTAGGGACATAATTGCTATTGGCATCCTTGAAGCCCTTTAGGGCATATTCCGTTGTTGCGGCAGTTAAGTTTTCAGCATGAAAACCTAAACCCAAAGCATCAGCAACTTGTGACACCATCGTGGTCTTGCCAGTACCAGCAGGACCCACAAGGAAGGTGTTGCAACGAGCCGAAATTGACATCATGATGTCACCGAAAGCCTGATGTTGTACACCCTTTAGGGTGACTGCTGGGCGGTCCTTGACGATGATTTGGGTAACCTTCGGTTGCATCGCCTCAATTTTTTCGTTGAGTCGTGACAATGCCACAGCATTGTCCATGGCGATTGGGTCAACAACATCGGAAACGATGTTACGAACCTTGTCCTCGTCAATCCCCACAGGGATTGTTGCCATAATGTTTGCAACCATAGTTGCAATCACAGCATCCAACGATGAACCAGTTGGAACAACTGCTTTAGCAGGGACAGGCTCCGTAGTCCGAACAATCGGCTCAACAACCGTAGGTTCAGTGACTCCCATAGCACCATCTACGATGGCAAGAATCTCCGACACTGTTTTGTGCATCGGGGTTCCACCCCACGACACATTGAGAAACGAGCCAACCTTGATTAGTTCAACCTTGGAAAGGTTGTTAATAGGTCGCCAATGCCCATCGGCAAGTTGGACTCGTTTAGTTTGCTTGTCAACAGACAAGACTGTTTGTGATGCTGTAGCCATAATGTTATCCTCCCATTATGTAATAATGGCTGTCCGTTCACGGACATCTAATGTCATAACCCCATTGGTTATGACCACCATAGCGGACCATGACAGAATTGCACTGCCCAACACTGTAAGTGTTGCTATTTGGTCCCGAACCCCTTCAGGGTTCAGTTGGGGAACACTCTCCCCGAAACATGCTCATAGCGAGGCGTTCCACCATTCCTACGGAATGTCCAACCGAAATCCTTCAGGATTTTATTCATGCCCTGCTGGTCCGATGCCGAACCCCATCCAGTTGACAACGGGGCAAAGCCCCAATTCAAATTCAGACGGTCCGTGTAAAACTCTCCCATGAGAGTTCCATGATGCAACACTTGACGGTAACTAAAGTTCCCGTCAACATTGTCCACGAAACTCCAATTTCCGACATTCTTGCGGACACCATTCTTAAATGGTGTCTGTGTAACCGATATCGCTTCAAGTTTCATAATGTTACAACCTCCAGTTGTAATAGGTGATTATGTTTATGTCGTAAGACATAGCGGAAAGGCAAGGAATTGAACCTCGCTAATCCCCACGATGACTCTAGCATAATGCGTCCATCATCGCAAGGATTTTCACTGCCTGCGAACCTCCCGTGATATTCGTGAGTTATTGTCGCTCCGAATAACATTTCATGTTAGTGCAAGTAATTCCGACTGTCGCCAACTTCATGCCAGTTACTCCGTAAATCTGCCCCATCCATCATAACCATCTACGATGAATTGCGTCTAAGCCTTTACTTTCACAGCAATTTTCAGTGTCAACGACAATCTACAGATTGTCCATGCTACCAACCAATTTGAACAAGGTAACCCTTGTTCGTGTCACTTTACGCCGTCCCTCATTTCATTGAGGGAGAATAGGTTGCCCTGTGACTCCAACAGCCATCCATAACCCATGACCATAGCCATGGGGTGTCGCTGTGTGGTGCACCGATTCGTATTGCTCAGTGCTTCGTTCGGTTGTGGTGACCCTACCGATGAGACGCTACCCTCAGCGGTTACCGTTGCCGATTCCGATGCCAATCACAATAAGCCGATGCCGAACCATTTGTCAACCACCAATCATACACCGAATTTTCACCCCTGTTTTGCGTGCATAATGCCTTGCGAAAATCACACGCCAATTCCGCATGTTGGCAAATCCCCCGAAAATTATGGCAATCGGTTCGGGGTCAGCCTCGTGC